TTAAAAAATTATTGTCGTTAGAAGCTACAATGATTTGGTTTAATGAGGCGCGTTATATTTTGAAAGAGATTTTGGACGCGGCTACAGGTCGTGTGGGTCGGTATCCGTCGCACCGTGAGAAGCCAGACGGGTTTGAGGGGCAGTGGCCGACACGGTTTGGCGTTATAGCGGATACTAACCCGCCCGATGATTCTAGCTGGTGGTATGACATGGCTGAGATTAAGCACCCGGAGGGCTGGGTGTTTTTAGATCAACCGTCTGGGCTTAGTGAAAGCGCAGAGAATGTGGAGAACTTGCCGCCAAACTATTACAACAACATGATGGCCGGTAAGCCCCAAGAGTGGATTGACGTGTATGTGCACGGAAAGTATGGGTTTATCCAAGAAGGCAAACCGGTATATGGCGAAAACTACATAGACAGCGCGCATTCAAGTGCGGATGTTAAGTATGATCCGCTATTGCCGGTAATTGTTGGGGTGGACTTTGGACTCACCCCGTCGGCGGTTATTGCTCAGAAAGACCCATTTGGGCGTTGGCGGATTGTTGATGAGTTTTTAACGCCGGATGGCGAGACGTGGCCACTACAAGATTTTGCTCGTAATCTCAATAAATATTTAACTAAAGCGTACGAGCAATCTCGTATTGAGTTATGGGGAGACCCGTCTGGCGGCTTTAGGGATCAACAAGGGGTAACAGCGTTTGATATTTTTAAAACGGAACAATTGTACATACGCCCCGCTCCGTCAAATAAGTTTGAAGTTCGACGAGAAGCGGTGTTAGCCCCGTTGTTGCGGTCGAGCAATGGTTTACCGGGGATTGTTGTAAGTCGGCAAAAAGCCCCAATGGTGCGCCGAGGGTTTAACGGTGGGTATCACTATAAGCGGTTGAACGTTGGGGGCGAGGCGAAGTATAAGTTAGAGCCGGAGAAGAATAGGTTTAGCCACCCGCATGATGCGTTGCAGTATGCGTTATTAGGCGGTGGCGAGCATAAAACGATGCTAGGTCGAAACGAAAAAATGCAAAAGCCTAAAGTGCTTCCCAAGTTTAAAATCTTTTAGTATACTATGGTGATGCAAAAAACAACGTGGTACGTGGTATTTAGACGGATTTTACCGACAAAACACCCGACTATGAAAATTTTAAAAAAGTTATTGGACGGTAACATTCAACACGTATTTGCGTTACGGACGATCAGCCCACACACGGTTGTGCTTGATTATACAGGGTTTAATATAAACACTAAACTATACGAAAATCAAACGGCCGAGGAAGTTTTGAGTTTTTATTTTAACCGGCCAAAATATCTAATCGTCGAATATGAAACGACCGAAAAAGACTGTAAGTCGGGGTTTCATATTGGAAATATTATACCGGGGTGTGTTAGTATAGTGAAAATGGCGTTAGGAATAACTAATTATGCAATGACCCCGTATGAATTGTACCGGTGGTTAGTAGTAAATGGAGGTAGAATATGGGTGGCGGACGGCCAAAAATAGATAACAGTGTGCAAGAAAAACAGCTTGCGATGCAGCAAGAGCAATTGAAAAAGCAAGAAGAAGAAAGTCGCGCGCAGCGAGAAAAGATTGCGTTAGAAAACACGCAAAGATTACTGGCGTTTAGGCGTGGGGCCGTCGGGCGGCAGTCGTTGCTAAAAACTTCGGAGCGAGGAGTCTATGGAGCTTAAAGAAAAGTTTTTACAGACGTTTAAGACTTTAGAAGGTCGTCGACAGCAATGGGAGACGACATATAAAGAAGTGTATGAGTACTGTATGCCGCAGCGTCAATTGTTTGACGAGACGACAAAAGGCGCAAAAAACGATAACGCTCAAGTTATTTTTGACTCAACAGCAGTTAATGGCGTTCAAAAATTTGTGTCGAATATACAAAACGTGTTGGTGCCGCCAATGAAAAAGTGGGCTCGATTAAAAGCAGGGATGTTTTTAGAAGACGCGGGCGACAATACTCTAGCTGCTAGTTTAGAGGACGCAGAAACGACGTTGTTTAAATGTCTCCATGCGTCGTATTTTGACCAAGCGGTAGCTGAATCTCTTTACGACTTGGCGGCAGGAACCGGTGCGTTGCTTATTCGCCCCGGAACGTTGCAGCAGCCGTTGCTTGTGGAATCGGTACCGATTAGTCAATTGTATATCGCCACCGGATCAGACGGGTCAGTCGATACGGTTTTTCGCAAGCTACGGTTGCAGTATAGAAACATTATGACAACTTGGCCGGACGCAAAGATTCCAAAAGAGATGCAAGAGCAATACGCTGATAAACCAATGAAAGAGTGCGAAGTAATCGAAGGCATGTTTCCTGAAGAAATTACGGTTACTTATCGGATCGACGGTAAAAGCCGGACAGAGAAGGTTATGGGCTTTAAATATTGCATTATGTCAACTAAAGGGGAGCATTTGTTAGTTGACCGGGACGAAGAGTTTTTACCCTGGGTGGTGTTTCGGTGGTCAGTTATATCCGGCGAGTGGTATGGCCGAGGGCCGTTGCTGTATGCGTTACCGGATATTAAAACGTTAAACAAATCGATTCAGTTTGACTTAACCGCCGCAGCACTAACGGGTCAGCCGCCTTTGCTTGTAGGCGACGATGGCGTTATGAGCTTGGAAAACATGAAGTTAGAGCCGGGTATTGCGATACCGGTGCATTGGGACATGGGAGGGCCTAAGATTCAATACTTAAATCCGCCGGCGTACTCAAACCTTCAGCGCATTATTGTGGAGGATTTGCGCAGAAACATTAATGAGATGCTATTTACTGACCCGTTAGGGCCAATTGATGCGCCCGTAAAAACCGCTACAGAGCAAACAATTCGGCAGCAAGAATACGCAAACAGGTCGGGATCGTCATTTGGGCGGTTGTTTCGAGAGTTAGTGGCTAAAAGTATCGACGTGTCTTTAAAAACTTTGGAAAAAGTTGTCACCCCCGAAGGGTTGCCGCTTGTTGATCTAAGCGGGTTGCGAGTCAATGGGCTTGAAATCGATGTTCAAAGTCTATCGCCACTAGCGACGTTGCAAGAAGAGGAAGAAATTTTAAACCTTATGCGCTATTCACGGCACATGATGGAAATAAAAGGCCCTGAAATGCTGGATACTGTCTTAAATACGGCAGAATATTCGCGCAAAATAGCCGCTCACCTAAACTTACCAGAAGGTGTAGTGCCGACGGCAGAGCAATCCGCGCAAATTCAACAAAACATAATTGGACTGGCACAGCAACAATTAGGACAACAGGAGGTGCCCGAGCAACAATGATACAGATACCGCTCACCGACGACGAAAAACGCGCACTTATTCGTCTTTTTACAACCCCTGAAGGACAGGCAGTGCTAAGTATTTTGGAAGAAAAGACAATTAAAAAGCCTGTAATACAAATGGTTCACCCGGACAGCGGGAATACTTTAATGGCAGCGGCGCAACGCGAAGGACAAAACAGTGTAATACGACAGATACAACGACTTATAGAGGACTTGAACAAAAAAGCTAAGGAGGCTAATTGATGTCATTACTTGAAACCCCACAAACTGAAACTACTGAACCTACGGCTGAGGCTACAACACCGGAAACCGACGAACAATCTACACCGGCAGAAGCGTTAACGGCAGAGACTTCAACCGAAGAGTTGCTGGGGGGCAAGTACAAAACCGCAGCTGATTTGGAAAAAGGGTACAAGAGTCAGAGCAAACATATTGGTGAGTTGCGCCAGTCAATCAAAGAATACGAAGAGAAATACGCAGTGCCCGAAAATTATGACTTTAGTTTTACAGAAGGCGGGCAGCTAGAAAAATATAAAAACCTCGAAGATCAACTAGATTTACCGTATCTTAGTGAGGTTTTTAAAAAGAATGGCTTAACTAAGGACCAAGCTACGGGCGTGTTAGAAAGTTATTTAGAATCAATTGAAGCGGCGAAGCCTAAACCGGAAGACGAGCTTACCAAACTTGGGCATCGTAAAGAGCAAGTATTGGGTGAGTTAAATCAGTATAAAGCGGGTTTAAACGAACAAGACCAAAAACTTTTAGACACCTTGGCTGTTAGCGGCGAAGCGTTAGATTTTTTACACCGCCACCTAGTTTCGGAAAAACTAACAATACCGACAAATACTACCGCAGTCCCCGGCAAGTCTGTACAGGAATTAAAAGACGAAGCTACTGCGTATCGAAAAGAATACGGGCATCTATTTGACGCTGACGACGGCAAGCGGAACCATTACCTTGGTTTACAACGAAAAGCGTTTGCGGCGGCTGGCGTACAGCTTGACAATTAAAAAAAAGTAAGTTATACTATTTGTAGTTTTTTTATGGTAACCTTTTTCCGAAGCCCATAAAAGCTAAAGTTGACCCAAACTTTAAATGGCAGATGAGGCCCGCTAACTGGCGATAACCCAATTCGACTGTTGTACTAATTGTTAAGAATTGAGGTTAAATCATGTCACAAAGTATTTTAAACACTTTAGAATTTAAGTCGTTTGAAGCAGAAGTTCACGACGAATTTATTGAAGCTGGCGGTAAGTTGCGACCGACCGTTCGGGTAAAGAACATTCAAGGAAATCAACACCAGTTTCCAGTTTACGGAGCGATCCGTGCTACTGAGCACTCAGTGGGTAGTGAAGTTATTGCCAGCAACCCCACGGCAACGGCGGTTACCGTTACTACTAAACGGTACACTGCTCGTGTAGACACCGATATGTTTTTGAGCGGTGAGGTTAACTACGACGCTTTGGCTGCTTTGAAGCCCGGAATGTTAAACGCTTGCCGACGAAAAGAGGATCAAATTATTATAGACGCTTTGAACGCAGCAAGTATTTCTAACACTGTGGCTAAAAATATTAGCGGTTCTAATGACAATTTAAACGTTGCTATGATTGCTGAAAGCTCGTACTTGTTAGATGAAAGCGGCGTCCCGGATGAAGGCCGAACGTTTGTTGGTTCTGTAAAAGGTAAGCACCACTTGACGCAAGAAAGCGATGTTAAAACAATTGACTCTAACTCTGTTAAAACGTTGGTAAATGGAAGTATTCAAAGTTTTTATGGCTTTGATTTTCAATTTATTGGAGCAAACGGAGCCGAAGGTGGGTTGCCGTTGGCGACTAATGATCGAACTAACTTTGCATACCAAAAAGATGCAGTTGGCTACGCCATTGGAAAAGACTTCTTAATGTTAACTGATCGCCTAACTACAAACGTGTCTGATACTATTGTAGTTGCTTTCTCTTCGCAAGCGGTAGTTATTGACGCAAAAGGTGTTGTAAAAATCACCAGTGACGAATCGTAAAGGTAAGGAGGATAAATAAATGGCATTCGATATTAATTCATTTAAAGCGATTTCCCAATCGGGACAAGAAACACCAGATTTGTTTGTGTACAGTTCAGCCGATGCTATCGGTACTATCGATGGCGCAGGTTACTTTAACGCGCTATCTGCGGACGTAAAAGTAAACGACATAATCTTTATCGTGTCTTCTACTGGCGGAACTCCAGCGGTTACAATTAACTACGTAAACAGCAACACTGGTGGCGTTGTTGACGTAACAAACGGTTTAGTTGTAACTGCGACTGACTCCGACTAGGATATAGCATGGCTCTTACAGACGTCGACATTTGTACAACTGCGCTATTGCTGATCGGGGCGGATGAAATCAATTCGTTCTCTGACGCAACACGTGAAGCAAAGCTCTGTAAAGCCATGTATGCTACTACCAAGGATGGACTCTTGCAAAGCCATCCTTGGCGGTTTGCTGTGAATCAAGTGGAATTAAATAAATTAGCGGAAACTCCTTTATTTAATTTTTCTGCGGCATTTCAGTTACCAGCAGATTATTTACGGCTTATTAATCGTAATCCTTCGACAATTGAGTATAAGATTTTTGAAGATAAAATTTATTGCAACGCGTCTAAGTTAGAGATCACGTATGCTTTTTCGCCCCCGGAGCATAAGATGCCTGCGTATTTTGTTCGTGCGTTGGAATTTGACCTCGCCCGTTTACTGGCAGTGGCGGTCCTAGAGGACACGGATAAGGCGGCGATATACGACCGGATGCTAGAAGAGCAATTGCGACGGGCAAAATTAATCGATTCGCAAAACTCTGGGGGTACCTCGACGGCACCTAGTACGCAAAGCTATATTGCGGTTCGAGGATAATGGCTCAAAAAACTAAACTCATTGCTGCGCAACGTTCGTTTCTTGGTGGGGAGATCAACCAAACAGCTATTATGGATATACGGCGCGAGCGGTACGCTGACTCTGCCAAGCAGTTGCGAAATGTGTATGTTAGCCCCGAGGGGTATGCGTTTCGTCGGGAAGGGTTAGAGTATGTTGCGGCTACAACGACTAACCAAGAAGCTCGCTTAATTAACTTTGAGTTCAATAACGAGCAGACTTATTTACTAGTGTTTACTGCGGGCGAATTCAAAGTCTATAAAAATGATGTTCTGCAAGCTACGTTGACAAGCTCTCCGATATCGACATTGACTTTAGATCAAATTAAAACCATGGATTTTACGCAATCAGCGGACACATTATTTTTGGTGCACCCAGATGTTCAGCCAATTAAAATTGAACGAACCTCGGATACTGCATGGACCGCGGCCTATATTACGTTTGATACTATACCAGTGCACGCATTTAGCGGCGTTACGGTAACGGAGCCTGCTACTAACCATCTTACGCTGTCGTCGGTAACTGGCCGCGGGGTAACAGTTACGGCGACGCATAGTGTATTTTCGGCGGCTAGTGTCAATCAATTTATAATCGGTAAAAAAGGTGGCATCTTGTTTATTACAGGCTACACCAGCAGTACATCGGTCACAGGCGATGTGCAGGTCGATTTCCCAGATACCTCTATTGACGCGGGAGACTGGGAGTATGAGACTGGCTACGAGCCCGCATGGAGTGCGACCCGCGGGTGGCCAAAGAGCCTAACTTTTTACCAAACGCGGTTGTGGTTTGGCGGCAGTAAGTCGCGGCCACAAACGGTGTGGGGGTCTAAAGTAAATTACTTTTTTGACTTTGACGTGGCTGGGGGCAGCCCGGCGGATGCCATTAATATTACGTTAGATAGTGACGAGTTAAACGCTATACAGCGTGTGTACCCGGGACGAACCTTTCAGATCTTTACTTCGGCCAGTGAATACTATATACCCAATCGAGAGACTGAGCCGATTACGCCTGAAAACGTGTCGGTGCTTCCAGCTACGGGTCACGGGAGCAGCGCGATTACTCCGATATCTGTAGACGGGGCTACTCTGTTTGTTCAAAATAACGGCCGGGTCGTTCGCGAGTTTTTATATAATGACGTGGAAAAAAGTTATAACGCCGCCAACGTGTCGCTCTATAGCTCCCATTTGATTAACGCGTCGCGTCGATTAGTAGTTCGAAAAGCGACAAGTACAGTTCCGGCGGATTTCGTATATCTATTAAATTCAGACGGAACGCTTGCGGTGTTTAGCGCATTGCGTTCTGTCGGGCTGGCGGCATGGAGTTTGTTTACTACTGCAGGGGAGTTTGAAGATATTACAGTAGTAGCCGATACAGTGTATGTCGTTGTCAAACGGACAATTAATGGCAGCACCGTTCGGGCCGTTGAGAAGTTTAACGAAAATGCTTACATGGATTCATCTAAGTTGTCTACAAGCGGCTCGGCTACGGATACGTGGACTGGGTACGCTCACCTAAACGGCGAGACGGTAGACGTCCGCGGAGATGATTATATTTTACAAGATGTAACGGTGTCTGCTGGCGGCTTTACAAGCTCGCAAGCGGTGACGAATATTGAAGCGGGGTTTAACTTTTCAGCTATTATTGAGACGTTACCGGTAGATGTAGACCTTGGCGGCTACTCTATGGCGGGCCAGTTTCGCCGCTTAGTAAGCGTGCAAATCCGCTTGCACAATTCACGAAATATTGAAGTTCAGTTTGGGGATAATACTTATCGGCCAGCGTTTCGTCAATTCGGGGACTTGTTAGATGCCCCCGTGCAAACGTTTACTGGGTATAAAAAAGTGTATTTAAACGGGCATAGTAAAGAACCAACAATTACTATAACGCAAACCGAGCCCTTAGAATTTATTGTGTTGGGTACCTTAGTTGAGGTAAAATAGGAGTAATTATGGCAATTCCTTTTGTAGCAATAATCGCAGCCGTGTCGGCGTATTCAGTATATAGCCAGTCCCAAGCCCAAGCAGGCATGGCTGCGTTTCAAGAAAAACAAGCACAGCTCCAAGCTAAGCAGTTAGAGTTACAGTTACAGGCTGAAAAAGCGCAAGCAGCCGAAGACGAACTGCAACGCCAACAGCAATTGCGCGAGGTTATGTCTGCGCAAACCGCAGCGTTTGGAGCAGCGGGGGCCTCTAGTCGGTCGTTCGAAGCGATTCAAACCGCAGACGTTGGTAAAGTCGCACGGGCGGATCGCCTTGGCGGTCTCTTTACTTCGACCCGAGAGCTCGGCTTAAGGACCGGTATAGCCCAAGAGCGAGCGCAAGCTAGACAATTTGGATACGCCGCACGTTCGGCACAAACTAGCGGACTGCTGAGCGCACCGTTGGCAGGTCTATCATCTTATTATGGTATGCGAGGTATGGGCCGGTGAGCTTAGGTTCTCGCACACCTCGGTATCAAGTTAAAACGGTATCGTTACGTCAGGCCCCTGTTCAGGCTCCCTTAGCTACGCCTACAGGTATTGCTGGTGCGGAACAAGCGAAGCAGCGAGTCTTAGGGCTGGCTAGTTCAACTCTTGTGGCGTTTCAGCGTCAAAACCTTATTGCTCAGCAAGCAACAGACGATTTATATTTCACTTCGGCAAACTCGAATGTAAAAACTAATATATCTCGTATTTATGACGAAAACCCGAACCCAGAAATAGCAAACCAAAAAGCAACGGCTTATTTAGAAACGTTGCAAGCGCAAGCACCTGAGCGGTATAAAGACCGGTTGGGAGTTATGGGTAGCGCGATTAACAATCAGCGGTTGGTCAAGTCCCGCGAAACGTTTAGTAAAAATTTACAGCTAGATCAACAGCAAGCAAACGCAAGCGCGCATGAGCAAATTGTTGAAGATTTAAAAAACATAGACGTGTCTACTGCTGAAGGCCAGAAGCTAGCGGAGATTTACATGGCGGACCTCGAAGATAGTCGTGAACGCCGGTTACAAAGTGAAGTGCTACAAAAAGGCTATCAAACGCCAGAGCAGGTTGCGCTACTGGAACAGAAATATGCGGTTGAGCGCGCAGCTGAGATAGAAAGCGTGCAAGTTTCTCAGCTTACTACTTACGCTATTGGGCGAGACGACATGATTGGTTTTATGGCTTCGGTACAGACCGGCACTACGGGCGACAAAACGTTTGATGACCTCCCCGATGATGTTAAATTAAAAGCCGCTGAACGCGTTAAACAGGCGTTTAACACGCAGTTACAGGCAGAAAATTATGCGGAAAAGCAGAAAGAACAACAACGGGTTGAGCAACAACTGGCTCTTGGCGAGCAGTTGATAAGTATTGATCTTGACGATCCTGCGTTCAACGAAGCGTCAGAAGCATTTGTATCTACTGGTAAAACTTTTCAAGAGCGGAAGCAGTTACGTGAATTTAGTCAAAATTTACAAAACAAAACGGCGGAGACAGATCCATTACTTAAACGGGAGTTGGCCCTGAGGATTTACCAAGGCGAAGGCCAAGAAGTGAAACAAGAACTGTTGCGTGGAGAATACCCCGAAGGGTTAAACGCGGGCGATTTGACGTACATTATGAATAGCATAAAACAGCAAGAAAACGAATTTTTTCAGTCGCCCGCTATGAATAGCGTCAAAGAGCAAATGTATGCGATTGTTGGCGGTAAGCCGCTAGATGTGTTTGCGGCGTTTGCCGCCGTCTCCACTGGTCAAACTTCCGACCGAAGAGCTAATGCGGATGAGCTAATTGCTCAACAAATGGCGTTGATTGCTGATGCTTACGAGCGGGGAGAAATCAAAACAACTATTGAGCTTAATCAATATGCAGAACAGCATGTGTATCCAAAACTTAAAGCCGCAATGGCTCCGGCAGAGCCAAAAACGTATACAACAATAGAAGCAGCAAACGAGGCTTTTGACAATGGTGATATATCGGAAAAAGAATACCAAACGGTAGTAGAGGAGTTAAATGGTGGAGCTAAATAACCTAGAAGAACAACAAGATATAGATATCCAAGAGGCTATTGCTACTAGTTTAGAAAACACTATAACTGGGGTAGAGGCGCAAGCTGCTCGCGTGGCTAAACGACAACAGATACAAGAGCGATTGCGTCGGAGACAACAAGCCGAGCAACGACAAAAAACGTATGGAATTTACCCGCTTACGGCAGACCCCGAAGCTGTTGCTAAGGTTATGGACATACCGAAAGGGGCGGTGGCTGGCGTGCTTAAAGCAACCGAGTCCATGAAAAATTTAGCAATTGATGTGCTATCGGCTAAAGTTAAAAGTGAAATAGGCGACGAAGAGGTACGACTTCCCGATGGGGAGACGTTATCAATCGCAGATGTTACCACCGCCTTTGAGACGTTAAAAGAAAATGTAAGCCTTCAACAAATTACCCCTAAGGCAAAAACTGCGGCTGGGAAAGTTGTGGAGTCTATTACTCAGTTTGCTACTGGTTTTGTGCCAGTCGGACAAGCCGCCCGCGCTGCCGGTGTTGCTAAAGCAGCGGCTAAGGTACCGAAGGCGATAAAAGCGGCGGCTAAAGGAGCGGTCGCTGAGTTTGTATCGTTTGAGGAGCGAATGGCTTTAACAGAGGATTTAGTTAAAGCTGTTGATCCCGAGCTTGCTAAAAAATTACCGGCATATTTAAAAGAAGACGCTGACGATTCCGCGTTCGAGGCGCGCTTTGCTAATGCGTTAGAAGGCGCAGGCGTTGGGATCGCTGGCGATTTTGTGCTTAAAGGTGTTCGGTCTGTTCGAGAGATGCACCGAGTAAAGCAAGCCCGAACGGTAGTCGAGAAAACGGTCAAACCGGTACAGGCAAAAATGGTCAAAGTTCGTACTCGATTGGAAAAATTAGCTAAGGAACAGGCACAACCTCCCGAGGCGGTACAGCGGCTAAAGAAAGCTGTTGAGGAGCCAGCTAAAGAAACTAAAACTCGGAAAGAGTTAGACGAAGCCGCGAAACTACTTGGCACAACGGTAGAAGATTTAAAGTCACGGGACGCATATAAAGCGGCCAAAGATTTAAAAATTGATGAGCAGATTGCTGCGGTAACTGTTATTCAAGATAATCAATACCAAGAGCTGAAAGGAGCGTTTACAGATTTAGCACCCCTTATTAAAGCGGGTGACGAGCAAGCAGTTACCACCGCGTTGGAGCTGGCCGAGGATTATCTAAAAATTGCGCGAACCGCACAGGACGTTGCCGGCGAAGCGGCTAGAGGTATGCAGCGACGAAGCAAAGAAAGTAGTGTCAGTTTTTTTAATTCGTTGCAGAAATCATTGGCTGAGGGCAAGGTTAGCATGGAGGATAGGCAAGATTTAGCTAAAGCGATTGTATCGTTGGCTGAGCTAGACGGTGACGTTGCGGGTTTTCTTGGCGGCCCTAGTAAACAAACGATTACAAAAGTTAAAGATGTCAACGATTTAATTGCTCGCCGATTTAAAAGTTTTCTACTATCCTCTCCCGTGTCTATGGCCCGTGATGTGACTTCAGATATGTATAGGCATACTTGGGAAGTGGCCGACCGGTTTGCAGCGGCTACTGTTGGTGCTGCTCGACGAGGGGCTAAAGCGGCTAAAGCGGTTAAAAAAGAAAAAGGCTGGATGGGGTTTACCGATACGGCGTATAGGAATGGCGCGTTTAGGCAAGCTACGGCACCTACGGACATTACGTTTACAGAAGCCAAAGCGTTGGCCGAAGGATATGCGCATTATTGGAAACAAGTGGTAGTCGGCACTGCAAAGATAGCAAAATTAAATGCTAAAAAGGGTGCCGAAGCTGCAGTTGAGCAAGGGCCTATTAAAGGGTTAAAAACCGGCGTCGGGTCATTTTTAGACGACATGGTAGAAAAAGCTAAGTCGGTCCGTTTGGATTCCAGTACAAAACTAAACGTTCAAGAGACTGACGTTAAAATTGCAGATTTAGCCGGTAAGCCAAATAGCGTTGTGTTGCGTGGCTTAGATTACGCAACGTCGGCTATGGAACCTGTATTGGGTTTCTATCGCAACAAAGATCACGTTGGGCAAGCGATTGTGTTTCGGTCAGAGCTACAGGCGCGGGCCGTTTCTCGGGCCACCAATGAAGGTCTTACTGGAGAGGCGTTTAACGCTCGCGTTAAAGAGCTAACAACTGATGTTTGGGAGCAGGAAAACTTAAAAGACTTTTTAGACACAAAAAAGTTAAGGTCACTAAAAAATAAAACATTCGCGCAACAAGTTAGTGCTGGCCGACAAGCACGAGCCGAAGCTAAGAGAGTCAGTTTAACAGAAGACCTTACGGGCGTCGGTAAAGCCGCAGAATCGTTAGTTCGCAACATACCG